CTAATTATTAACAATAGATTGATGTTGTGTATACTCGTCGTAGATAGTCCTTAAATCCATTTCATTCTTTTTTATACGCCTTTGCAAGGCTTTTAACTTTCTTGTTTCAAATAAGTCGGTAAACAGCTTTTCTACAGCCTTATCTCTCCCTTCGATATAACAAATATACTTAAAATCATTAAAGCTATATGGTCTCATGTCATAACCTCACAACTAATAATATCCTCTAAATTAATATCAATTATTCGCTCGTCAAAGCGTTCAAGTGATACAATGTGTTTTTTGTTGTCGATGTTTACAGGCACGACATACTTGTATCGCACGTGATGATTGTTCTTTAAAAACAGTACTTCTATTGACCAATTGCGTTTGAGAGCATCCGCTAACACTATTGAATGTTCTAAAATATCATCAAATAAGTTATACATATTCTTCACCTCTTGCTAACATTATACGAACAAATGTTCTTAATATCAAGCATTAAAAAGTGTTGTGTTGCATAAAAATATGTGTAATAATATTCACATGAACGATTTTCGTTCATTATTTCATTCAACGATTAGCTGTTTGACATCCCTTTTAAAAATAAATGAATATAACAGCAACCTCGAATAAATTTTCGGGGTGTTTTTTTGTTATTTGTTGACGCTTTCACAAAGACATGTTATTATATATTCAAGAACTTAATAAGTTCTAGCGCTGTTTCGGCGCGTTTTAATTACGCATTGTGCAATGTAAATCAAAAAAAGAAAAGCATCAGAATTCAATTCTGGTGTTTTTTTGCATAAAAAAGCCCTAACTGGTAGGTTAGGGTGATTTACCTTTCTAAAGGAGTGAAAATAAACTATTATTTATATATTGGTATTCCTCTTTAAGTTCTAATTGATAACCAGCCGAGATGAAAATGGTAATGGCTTCCTCTGGTGTAAGCCATTCTTTTACATTAACAATATTTTCATCTAATACAATGCTTCTATCCTCAAATATTCCCATAATTTATTCCTCCTTACTTTCACAATTGAAGGTCTCTACAATGTCGAACTTTATTGTTTTTTATAGCTTTTGCAAACATTGCTTCTAATATACTCCATCAAAATTACCTCGTTCTAATTATCATATATCACTTGTAAACCTTTTTCAAAAATCAAAATCCAACATCAAGTTTGGTCAAACGTAATCTAATTCACATTTTTCAAAGTATCACAAAAGTATCCTCAAATAAAAAAAGCCCCCGAAATAATAATCGAGGGCATTAAACTAAATCTTTTTAACAAACTTCATGTTAGCAGTGAGATAGTAACCGCTCTTCGTCTTCAAGCGAGGTGTCCCGCCCTTTGTTTTAGCCATTCCTGTAATCGTGAAGATAGTGCCTGCCGGATATGTGCCACCCGTTTTGTTTTTTGTTGTGAAGTCTACTGAATTGTATAGATCACATTGTACTAGTGTTTTAACTTTTCGTGGGTTTTCTGTGTAGTATGTGTTTTTATTTGAACTTGCTGGTGTGTGTGGTTTTCCTGCTTTTAATTTCGCTAATAATGTTGTATTCTGTGATGCAGTACCTTTGTAGCCTTTAATTCCGTATTTGGCTGCTAATTTAGCACGATTAGAGAAACTAGAATCCATTTTTTTGCTAACCATATAATCAACTAATCCCAAACTGTTTGTGTTTGCGCTTGGTTTAGAAGAATTACTAGTACTAGCTCCTTTTCCAAAAGTATCAGTTCCATAACCTTTATAATTAAATTGAAGGTGCGGATTGTCTACAAATCCAGACCAATCACCACCCCATTCAAATCCAAGGGACTTCGCTTTTGCCACGAATTTTTTGCCTTTGTCTGAACGATAAGCACCCCAATCGACCGTTTTACCTTTCGCCATGACGAAATCTAGCGCTTGTCCTACTAAATGATAAGAGCGCATTGTTTGAGACGCTCCGCTAGCAACATTTGCGGCTTGTTGTTCTTTCGTTCTAATTGTTTCGTAGATTAATACTTCAATTCCGTTGTTTTCGGACCAATCTAACAATTTTCTAGCTGCCGCTTTCGTATTGTCTGCTAACTTATTTACATTCGCTAAACTTCTACTATAATAATAACTTGTCATTATTTATCATCCTCTCCATATTTTTTGCTTCGATTAGTAAATTGTTCAAATAATCCAGTGCCACCAGCTCCTGCTAAAGCGCCTGCCCAAATCATCGTTGCAAGCGATCCAGAGCCATCCAAAAACGTTGCTAATGCGCCCAGAATAGCACCAATAAGTATGCTAACAGTCGGAAGCCACTTAGACGGGACTAACTCCGTCTTCTTAATCGCCTGAACAAACACAGGTGTTACAACTACTAAAAATGTCATGTAAACTAGTAACTCTTTTCCAAACTCCATTTCTATCATCCTTTACTTCGTTATTTTGTGTTCCAACAAATCTACTTTGTGAGCTAACTTTCCGACTGATTTAGACAAGCTGTCAATTGATTGTTGTTGCTGTTTCATCATGTCATTTTGCCTATCCATCAATCGCTGTTGTTCGTTCATCGTACTTATAAATTTATCTCTCTCTTCTTTCGATTCCTTATTACGCTTCTCTCGTTCTTCCTCCACTTTTTCGCGTTCTTCTTTCATTTCTATTCTTACAATTTTTGAATCATCCCAAATTCTTTTTGTGATAATTAGTAAGATTATAAAAAGCGCTACAAAGAGCGCCGCGAAGAACATTTCTTTCGCTAAAGCATAATCAAAAACTTTTGTTAGCCCATCATACATTTTCATCATCCCCCATAAAAAATAAGCCTATTCGGCTTCTATTTCTTCTGACTGTATTCGTTGTTGTTCTTGTTTTAGCTCATCCACTTTTGCTTTTACCTGACCTCGCAAATTCGCAGGAACTTCTTCAATAGTTTTTCGATTATTCATCACTAAATTCACGTAAATTGGTATCATATAAGCCATTTCATCACCCTAAATTACTTTCGAACAATGCCGCTAACGCTTCTTGGGTGAGTAGTAATTCCTCTCTTAATTTTTCTATTTCCGTTTTTTCTGCGGGTATGATTGGATTTTCTAATTCCCATCTTTTCTTGTCTTCGTCCCAATCTTCCCCATTCCAACGCGGATAATACATTGCTCTTGCTATGCCGTTTTCTATTATGGAAGGTTCAATATTTGTAGAATTTTTCGGTTGATTGATTAAACCTTTTTCATCTTCAAACACAAGTATTGTTTCGAGATAATTGCCATTTTCATCATATGCGTAAAACTGTTTATAGTTCATGTTTACTCCTCCTAATTGCCAACTTCGTATAATATCGTTGAAAGGCTTACGTACGAAGGATTAGCATTATCTGTAGATGACACTTGTAATAGCTTTCCGTCAACTGGAATAGCAATACGACCACCGTTCCCGTTATTTGAAGTGGCAGCACCGTAATAAGTGACAATTGGTCTTGTGCCAGCGGGCATTGTTGCAAGAGTACTATTTGCTGTACTAATAAATGTACCAGCAACTGATCCGCGGAATTCAGCAAAAGTTTTCAAACCGGTAGAAGTTTGTTTTGCTACCAGTCGATATTGAGGTGTATTACTGTCGCCAGTTGAGTAACCAGAGGCGAGGGGTACATTTATCCAAGCTCCGTAACTATCCATCTTGCTATCTGTATATGCTTTAGCAGAGTTTAATGCACTATCCGCTTTTGCTTGTGATCCCGCAGTATTTTCTTTTGTATTCCAATTTGTTTTATCAGTCATCGTCACATGAATGTTTTTGTTGTTTATATGATTTTCAAAATCTGCTTTTTGGGGAAATTGGTCTGGATTAAGACTATCGAATGTGTTTTTTAATTCAGTAGCTTGTCCTTGCAAATCATCAATTTCATTTTGAAGAATTTCCACTTTTTCGTTAAATATTTTTTCGTAATCATCCCATTTTTCAACATAATAGGTAGCAACGGGCAAAAAATTATCATCAATCATCGCTTTTTCAATAACAAAACTAAAACGATTGATTTGCATTGTTTGATTTGGATATTTAACGTACAATTCTGCATTAGCTTGTCCGTCGTGACTTATTTGCTCATCAGTCAATGAGTATTCAAAAACACCTTCTGTTCTGTTAATTATTTCTGGATTAACAATGTAGCTACTTTCGTATTTTTTGCCAACAGACAATACCATAGCAAGCGTTACCTCTGCCGCGCTTGAAAGTGGTAAATTGTTATCATCTTTTTTTGCAGTAAACTTTAATCGCGCAGTCCCTCCAGAGTCTTGCGTACTAAATTTTATCTGAGGAACATTAGCTTTAGCGTTCTGTGCACTAACAGAAAAATCAAGAATAGCTGATTTAAAGATTTGATTTGTCATTAGAATATCTGACCTCCCGCTTGTTTCAATTCTGCGGTAGTAGCGTTTAAAACTGGCGTACCAGACTTAACCAAAATGCCTCCGCTAGCAGCTTTTAAGCCGACATTCGAAGTTGCTTCGCATGTATTTGTTGATGCAAATAAAGCGTGTCCCATGTACTCGGACGACATAATAATGTTTTGATTTTTAAAATAGTTGCTATAACAGTTACCTCGAGATTGATTGTATTGCACAGTTGTAATATTAGTTGCTTTCAAATTAGTGTCAAATCGGCATTTAGTAACTGTGCCGTACCAGCACCTTGCAAACTGAATTACCGTAGAATTATTATTCACTGCCGTACTCATAGAATTAAGTCCTTGTACCACGCACTGAAACATGATGCCAGAAAACAGAATACTTTTAACAAAAAAACCTGTTTGTCCAGTTGTTGGGTCGATTGTTGCTAAATTTGTAGGCTGGATATAAAAGCATTCTGCGCCGCTGAACGACTGTACTACTACATCTTCGTTATATTGCCCCGGCTCACAAAAGATATAAATAAAGCCTCCTACTTTTACTTTCGGAACCATATTTACAGCTTTTTGAATCGTCTTGAATGGTGCATCAATAGCTCCTGTTCCTGTTACATCATTTCCGTTTGTTGAACTAACATAATACTCAATATTTGATGCAGAATTACCGTACAATTCATCTAGTTTACTTTTTAATACTTTATTTTCTTCGTTTACTGTTTGAAGTAGCGCATTTGATTCAGCTAAATCACTTGCAATTGCTGAATAGTCACCATTTAGCCGCGAGTTTAAAGTGCTGTAGACTTGACCGTTTTTGCTAGTTCTAGCATCTACTACTTCAGTAATATTATTTCCGCCAGCTTCTAAAACAACATTATCAATTCTGTTATTAGTTGCATTTATATCTACATCTTTTGCTAATGAATCTTTTTCTAATTTTTCCATATTAGCATTAAACTGCTGATACTTATTAGAATCAAAAAGTGTATTTCCCCATTTATCAAGATTTAACATCTATTTCGCTCCTTTCAATACTTTTGCTAATTGGGCCATTATTGATACTATCGACTTTTTATTATTTGAAAGTGTGATTTCTGGCGCTTTTATTGTGAATGGGTATTTTTTATATGCAACTATCTGCACATCATAATCAATGCCAAGCGGTTCATAAATAAATAGAACATAATCACCTTTTTCACACTCATAATCATTCTTCAATATCACGCTTCCTGTTGTTGCTGGATAGTCTTGTAATTCAAGTTTAAGTCGCCTTTGCATGTTACCTACAACAGTGTATCGTTCATCTGAAACGGGTTCTTGCCAACGAATGCCCCATTTTTCTGCTTCCGGGCTAGTGTATGTGACTGGAGAAAAATAGTTATTTCCGTTACTATCAACTTTTCCATATCCTTTAATTTTCGTTTTTAACGAAAGAGTATCAATATCAAAACTTGCTTCGTCTGTATTGTATTTATATCTGATGAAATTTTCTGTCTTAGCTCCATAATTTTCGCGCGGTTTAAATACTAAGTGTCGATTGTCTGGTATAACGACTACTCCATAATCATCGAGTAATTGATCAATAAGTGTTAAGTAGTTGTTATTTCCAAAGTTTTCTTGTTGAACTTTTTCTAGTATATTGGAAGGGTCTATTATCTCCCATGAAAAGCCCCTGCTATCAGATTTAAAGATATGAGTTAAGCACTGTTCTAAAGTAAAAGAACCTGTTATAGTGTCGTCTTGTCGCCCATCTTGACATGTATAATAAATGTGAGGCGCTTTAATATCTTTCGATAGCGTTTTTCCGACAGCATCATGACTTAATTGTTTAACGACAAATTCTTGCCCTCCAAAAAAAACAGAACTTTCATAATCTAAAAAAGAATAGCAGTGAGCGTTCTTGGGAGTTTGTACTACCTTAAACTCAATACTCCACATCTCGTTTTCTGTCCAACTTTCGCAAAAACTATCTTTATCGAAATCTGTTAATATTTCTTCGTTATTCTTCCAAAAATCAGCAACTATAATATCGCTATTCATATATTCACCTACTTGTACAAAAAGGAGAAATCCCACTTCGTATCTAAATGACTAGTATTGCTAATCTCGATAAGATTCTCTCCTTTTTTCAAACTTATTAAACCGTGATTCGTGTTACGACCGCAGGGATTTCCGTTTATTCTAGGTGTAGCGCAATCAATAATTAATGTGTCTGTTGTACTTAACGATGGATAATAGATAAATCTATCGCCTGTCGTAATATTATTAATTGTTAATTCTCCTTCATTCTGACCACGCAAAGTAATTGCTAAATAATGTTCGCGCGGGTCTATGTCAAAACTACCGCCATTATAAATGATGAAACGACTTTTAGTGTGAGTATATCTATAATCCTCCATTGCTAGACCTTGACCAAATTGCCATTTATCGCAATCAATTTCAGAATCGCTAAGCGTAGAACTTAGCGATTCTGAATAACCTCGAAACACATCGAATTCAAGTGTCAAATCTGCGTATCCCGGAGCTTTGCGGTCAATACCAACGTCACTCGGATGTACTCTATATTTTTTACCAGGCGTTTTAGAATGAACTAAAAAATACTCGCTCCTTTGATAAATCAATTCCATTAACTCATCTAGTTTTACGTGGTATAAGTCTGCTGATTCTGTTCTGAAATGGCACAAAAACGAGATAAGAAACATGCTAAAGTTACTGTCTGTCGTTCTAGCGCCGTCAGAACCAGCGAATTCAGTATAATTATTAACTATTTGCGGCGGTTCTCTGCTCACTTCTCCTACCTCTAAATCAAATAATTCATTAAGCATATATGTTTTACCTTCAATTACTAATGCCAGCGATGTAGCCATATTATAGCCCCTTCCCATAGAATGCTAGTGATGTAGAACTTCCTAAGTGATTATTTGTATTATCTGCAAGATCCTTGCCGTCAACATAAAAGTTAATAGGTCTATCGCCAGATTGTTGAATAGCTTTGATTAAATCAGCGTTGCTAGACTCTTTTGTTTTGTTGTCAATAATTGTTTTGACGGTGATAGTTCTGTTTAAATCTACGCTTTTTAGGCCCAATGCTTTTTCTGCAGAGATTTTCGGGAGATTGATAGCCGGTACCGTCATATTAGAAGCGGCGTTTACTACTTTATCAACCATTTTGTTAGTTGATTGAACAGCTCCTTTAGCGCCAGCTAAGACTCCATTTCCAAGGCCTCCCGTGAAGAATTTTCCGAGTTCGATGGCCACACGTGAAGGAGAATGAATTTTAAGCGCCTTTTTCACTGAATTAGTGATTGTGTTAGCAATGCTCTTAGCTGTTTTTTCTAGTTGTTTTTTCTGACTGTTTAGTCCGTTTATTAAACCTCTTGCTGCGTTAATACCAGCAGAATACATCGCATTAGCCGCTGTGTTTCCCATTGACTTAGATGCTGAATTGATTTGATTCTGCGTGCTATTAATCGCTTTGATAGTTTTAGCGTCAGACTTAGCAAGAGCTTGCGCATAAGATGAACCATTTTCTACTCCCGCCTCCAGAATGTCGTTTATAATGTCTTTGCTAACACCTTTTTTACGCAATTTTTCAACATTTGCTTGAAAAGCTTTAATTTCTTTTAAGCGTTTCTGCATTTCTGCTTGGATTGATTGCGGATTTTCTGGGTCTACATTGCTAATAGATCCATAACTTTGCATTTTTTCAGTAATTGAAGCTGCATACTCTTTACTCTGCTTCGTCAAGTCCGCCATTTTAGTATTAGCGGCTTTTAATTGAGCGACTACTTTATCACGTTTTTTAGCTGTTGCCGCTAGCTTGTTTGTTTGTTGCCCGATATAGCCTTCTATGCTATTCAGTGCTTTAGCTTGTTTAAGTTGCCCGGCACTCTTATTCTTAGAATGTAATCCCGCGTCAATCGCTGAGGATATTTTGTCTTTCAGCGTAGTAGATAGTTTTTTGATTTGCTTTTCAGTTCCTAACGCCCCAGCAACAAGATTATTTGCTGCTTTTGTTACTGCTTTATTTTTATCTGCGATACCTAGCGAGTAACCAGAACCAAAGTCTCTACCTAATTTTTTTGCTTTTTTTGAAGGTGATTTAGATTTTTGTGCATCTTTTACTGCTTGAAGCGCTTTATTAGCTAAAGAGCCTGCTGCTTCACCAACTTTCTTCATACCGCTTAGAATTCCGTCAACATAGCCAGATGCGAAGTCAGAACCAGCTCCGCTGGAATCAACGGAACCAGCACCAGATTTAGCAGAATTGCCAATGCCAGTGCCTGCTGAAAAAGCATTTCCTTTTCCGTCTAATATCCCGCCATTAAAACCATTAGCATTACTAACGCCTGTCATTTGGAACAAGTTAGGGTCAAAAGCACCGTTTTTAGCGTTATTCTTAATCGTGGCACCAGCGTTTTTATTTGCTTCAGCTGTACTCTTTATTCCGTCAGCATTTGCGTTTCCGCCTTGTTTACCAATGCCGTTTAGTTCGTTTGGAAGAGGCGAAGCACCCATTTTTACACCATCAACTAAATATTTGCCTGCTTCTTGATATTCGTTAGATTTAATAGCAGCTATAAATTGATTCTTTCCATTTTGTCCATTCAAGAACATGCCATTTGGCAAGTTAGAAAGTGTGTTTAAAACATCATTATTTATGTTTAAAGCCGCTGTAGTATAATCTTTGCTTTGGATAGCTGTTACAAATGCCTGAACACCTTCTCCACCTCGTTTACTCATAACAGCCGCTAATCCAGCTAGTGTATTATCAATAGAGCCACTCACTTTTACAAAGTCTTGCCAAACTGCGCTTAATTGTTCATCGCTAATATTTCCCATTTCTGACAAGCCTTTTGCAAAAGTTTCTGCGTTTAAAGTCCCACCATTCGCAATAATAGCATTCATTTCACTAGCCCATTTTTGTAAGTTTTCAGCTAATGTTTTGTTCTTCTTCGTTTGCTCGTCGATTTGAATTTGATAGTTTGCTTTTTCAGTTTCAGTTGTAGCATCACTTTTTTTCTTTTTCAAATCAGCTAGTTCTTTTTCGCCTGTTTCGACCGCTTTTTTTCTATCTGCATATAAGCTTTTTTGCACTTCTATACTTGTAGATCGTTCTTTTTCATTTAACGTCTTGCCATTTGATAATTTTAGCAAGTTTCCTTCTACATAAAGTTGATTTTGCTTTGCTAACTCTGCTTGAATATCCGCAGTTTGTTGTTGTAAAAATTTCTTTTGTTGTGCGGTTAATTCTGTACCATCGACCCATTTATTCCCTTTTAGTAATTTCGCATAATCTGCTTGAAGGGTTAAAAGGGTGCCATTGTTTTTGTCAATCTCTGCTACTAAAGTCGCATTTGCATCTGCTATAGCTTTTTTACGCTTATCTCCTTCAAGACTCTGAGCTTTTTCCATAGCTACGCTATATTTATCTTGAGATTTTTTAGTTGCTTCTTGATATTGTCCGTAAAGTTCTTTGGCCGCATTTAAGAATGACTCAGTTTTTTCACTAAGTTTCTTTCCATACTGATCAACTCCGCCGCTCAGCATCGTATCTATTGCTTGATTCGACTTCGAAACAGTTGTTTCAGTTTGTTTGGCAGTTGTTTCTACAAGCTTTAATGTTTCCTTTATTTTCTTGCCGGATGTTTCAGTTTTCTTTGCTGTTTTTTCGGCTTCTCCGCCCATTTGTTTGAATGCTTCAACTGTTCCAGTCAGTGCATAATTATCTTTGTTAAATGCATCTTTTATTGCTGAACCTGCTTCGACAAACGCATCTTTTGATTGCTCTAAGCTTTTCTTAGCACCTTTCAAATCCCAATGTAGAGCTTGAAATGCTGCTTTTATAGCATAGTAAAGTCCTTGCAGTCCTTTAATCGCAACTAACACAATTCTTGCTATCACTTGAATAATATCAACGACAGTCGCTAATACAATGCCAAAAGCAACCCAAACACCAACACCAATGTATTTTAAGATATCTTTAAATCCGCTCCCAACTGGTTTTAGGGCTGATACTATTTGTTTAAAAACATCTACTATTTTACCAAAACTATTTTTCACTGCATCCCACATACCAGATAAAAAGCCTTTAATCCCTGCCGTGTTTTCCTTGAAGGCGGTATACATGCCATAAAGAACTGCCACTACAGACCCTATCACTGCTGTAATTACTCCAAATGCTACGGATGCTGAACCTAGTGCTGCTTTTAACCCTACAAAAGCTCCCTTCACTGTGTTAACAATCCCGCCGAGCAACGTACCGCTACTTGCTAAACCTCTAAACGCCATAACCAAACCAGCGACTTTAGAATACACACTACTAATAATATTAAAAGCCACAAATCCAGCGGCTACTTTTGCCAAAACTGGCGCCCATTCAATTAAAACAGGTATAAACTCTTTTATTTTCTGAATTAAATCAGAAAGCTTTTTCTGGAATTCAGGACTTGCTGTTACTGCCGCAAACTGTTTGAATGCATTTTTAGCTACATCTAACGCTTGGATAATCGGGCCTTTTAAGTTTTCGGCGATATTCGCAAGACTCTTAACAGCTGCCGTTTTCATGTTCGCAAATGAACCGCTGATAGTGTTACCTGCTGTTTTTGCTAGACCTGCCATTTTAGCCGTGTTCCCAGCCATTCCTGTTGTTCCTTCTTCGATACCTTTTGTTAGCATTGCAATAGCTCTAGTTGATTCTAATGATCCCTCGGAAACATATTTCTTCATTTCTCCAACAGATTTACCAGTCGAATTCGCTAAAATTTGCCAAGCAGGAACACCCGCGTCAACTAAACGGTTAATATCGTCTGCATAAGCAACACCAGACGCTTGTAATGCTGAGATAGCATCTGTCATCTGGTCAATTGATTCTGAACCATTTCCGACACCATAGGCAGCGTCAGCAATAGCGGTGAATACAGGTTTTACATTCGCCGCTTTCATGCCTGCCGCAACCATTTTTTTAGCGCCTAAAGCGACGGCATCGAGCGCAATTGGTGTACCATCGATAGCCGCTGTAAGGTCTGTCATAACTAGTTGCGCATCTTTTGCTGAACCAGTAAGGACTGTTAACGATTTAGTTGCAGTATCAATCGTATCAACTCGACCAATAGCGCTACCCACAACATTTTTAGTTGCTGCAATTAATCCGAACGCTGCTGCTAATCTGAGAATACTAAAGCGAGCTTGTTCGGCGGGCTTTTCAACTGAATTTTTAAGCGCTTCACGCATTCCGGCGCCTGCACCTTTCGCCGCCGCTTTCGCTGCGTTAAATCCGCTTACTAATCCACTTTTAATTAACGAACCAGTGCTTTTTGCAATATTCCCTAGGCCTTTTAATGCTGAAATACCAGCTTGGCCAGCCGCTTTAGCTCCGGATTTCACAGCGCTAAAGCCTGTTTTTAATGCTGATTTCACTGTTGTTCCTGTCGTTTTCGCCGCGCTTGCTACAGCGCTAAAAGCTGTTTTCATTGCGCTACTTACTGCTAACGCTGCTGATTTTGTAGCACTAGGAATAGCTTTCACAGCGCTAATAGTTCCTTTTACGCTCATATAAGCAGCAACTACCACCGCTTTGTAAGCTACTACGAAACTGTTTTTCACTGCTGTAGCCGCTGTTTTAGCAGCTCCTGGAATACTTTTAATAACTTTTACAGTAGTTTGAGCAAAAGAAATAGCAGCCGATTTAGCTGCTTGTAAACTACTTACTAATGCGGATTTAATACTGATTCCAGCGCTTTTAATTGCGCCGGGGATGGATTTAATGACATTAATTGATATTTTAACAGCTGACACAATACTACTTTGTACTGTCTTAGCAATTGAAAAGAAGCCGTTTTTGATATTAACTGCTGTGTTTTTGATACTCGTTCCAAGATTTTTAACCGCTGTAATAGATGCTTTAGCAGCGTTTACGAATCCAGTTTTTACAGTGGATGCAAGTTTAGATAGTGCCGCTTGTACATTAGAAGGTAACTCACGTATAAAGTTTAAACTAGCTTTTAAAGCATTTGAGCCTGCGTTTCCCATGCTTTTAAACGCATTAACAAATGTGTCTTTTAATCGTTTTGATTGACTAGCAATATCAGACACTGCTTCTCTGTATGCTTTATCTAATGCCGCCCCAGCGTTTGTTCCTGCTTTTGCCAAATCTTTTTCAAACGCATCAAGTTGTTTATCTGCTTTTTTATCGTCTAAACTAATCTCAATTACTACTGATCCATCGCTCATGTTCTCACCTCTAATCTTTTAACTTATATCTGTTTTTCAGTTTAATTAATTCGTTTCGTTCTTTTTCTGTTCCTTTCCCAGAAGGTAATTCCGCTTGCCTAATGCCGATTATCGTTTTAATTGTTGTATCATCACGCAAACTTTCTAACAATGCTCTAAACTTATACCAGTGCATTTTCCCTCGACTATCTAATAAATCAATATTGTAGTCTTGTAAAAAAGAAGCGTAGATATAATCCGCATCTTGCGTTAACGAATATGAAGCAATTTCTTCCGCATCGTCATTGTTGTTTGTAGCGCTTGGCATCTTGTTTCCGTCGATATCATAAAGCAGACCATCATCATTTTCTTTAACAATATAATTAGTGAAAATATCAATAAGTACCAGTGATTTTTCTTCAATATTCGCGTATTCGTCTTCCTCATTTGAACGTGGCCAAGGCATATCATCAGCAAAAAGCACATCAATTGCGAGGTTAGCTCTGAACACATCAGACAAACTATTATCTTCCGTTAAATCAATCACTCTTAGAACGTTGTCAAAAGCTAAATCGAGCTTATATTCTTTCCCTTCGTATTCGTAAATATCATTAACTCCAAAAGCGAGCGAAAGCATTTAAATCACTTCGCTTTTTTTGTCATTTTTGCTTTATATTTCTTTTGAATTTCATTTTGTTGTTTTTCTACTGAACCAACGATACTTTCTGCAACTTGATCGTATACTTGATACATTTTTAAAATATCTTTGCATTGCTTGTAACATTTAGAGAATGCTTCTTCGTCGTCTAATAAAACTGCATACGCTTCAGTTAAAGCTTCTTTAACATCTTCTTCTAAAGCAAAATAATCTTCTGAACTCATTTCGCCTGTATTATCAATGTTGTATTTATTTAACTTTTCCAGTTTCTTCTTGTACTTCTCATCTGCTTCAATCCATTTGCGGCGCATTTCATCACCTAAACCGACTCTAAACAGTTCCGTGCCAAGTTGAAACTCTTGATATGATTCTTCTAATTGAATATTGATTACATTATTTTGTGCCATGTATGATTTCCTCCAATTTAAAAGCCCCTACTATAAACGTAAGGGCTTCATTTATTAATCTGCTGCTTCTACTGTTACTTGTACTACTTTGTTGATAGAAGTACTTTCTTTAGATGCAACTGTTATGTTTGCTGTTCCTTCTGCTACGCCTTCACCTGTACCCACGCTATTGATTTTTGCCTTCGGTGGATTAGATGAAGTGTAAGTTACTTCTTGACTAGCTCCCACTGGCAATACAGAAGCATTAATAGTAAATGTTTCTCCTACTTTAACGGTAATTGTATTGTGGTCCACTTCGACGCTGGACGGGCTCTCCTCAGGGTTTTGTAACCGTAGGTATTTCATCATAAGCGATGCGGCAACCAAACGCTGGGAATTCTGTAGCATCGCCGCCACCCGCGGAGCCTTTAATTTCCGAAACAGTCGCTTTACCGATAGCTGTTTCGGTATCTGGAATTTCGATTTTAAACATAATCCCGCGATTTTCTGGCGTTCTACGTTTAGCGACAATTAAGTTTTGTGCATCATCTTCACGATCGTGTGTCCCTTCAAATGTGTAAGCTTCTGAGTAACCTAGCACAACCGTTTTTTCGTTGCCATCACCGTCATAGTCGCCTTGCTCTTCCGTGTTGTCCGAACCATCGTCAGACACGTTTGTAATCCATTTGGATAGTCGTTTCCAATCCGGTTCACCTGCACCAGTAACAATTTCAGCAACAGAATATTTCGTTTTTGCGTTTTTAATTCTCATCTTTATTTTTCCTCACTTTCAATATATAATTTGATTTTGAAACTAGCGCTATAAATAAACGTTCCATCGTCACTAGCAGAAACGAGGTTCGGCACACTAGTTGTTTCTTTGTCTTCTAGCACAAAGCTGTTATTTAAGCTCTGAATGCTTTCTAATTCTGTGTTATCAAAATAAGCAGTAATAGCATTCAACACATTTAAAACTTTCATTTCTTGCTTGCTAGAGCCGTTTAGGTTAAAAGAAAAAGACCGCTCATAAGAGCCGTCTTGATAACCTTGTTTATCGTTATTTGGAGTCAGCAGCAAAGCGATTGACTCGGGTTTTAATATCGCTGTTCTTAATTTCATATCTTTTAAATCGACGTTGTTTTCGATAGCATCCATGACACTGTCCAAAAAATCTAATGACATTATAATCCCTCCTCAACCGCTTTTTGCGCTACTTCTATCCAACTTTCTAGCTTATCTACTTTTGCACGTTGGTCCCATTTAGGACCAGCTAACGGATGATGTGTGAGTGTGAAATTGAAGTTTATTCCGTTGTAGAGTCTCCGCGCATAAATAGATGTCCACATTATTTCTTTGTCGTTCATAATAACGTATTGATTTGATAAATCACCCTCCAAAAAGGGGACATAAGGTGCAATATCAGCGGCCGCTTGATTAATTAAAGCAAACTGACCTCTTTCTTTCGCCTTTTTTACGTTCCCTTTTGCTTTTGAGAGGTCCACACGTACTTTAATCGGCATTAAACCACCTCGATTTCCCAATGATGCACATTTTCAGAGGTCGCAAAGCAAGGTATAACTTTAACAATCTTATAAGCTTTTCCAGAAAAATATATTTTAGATCTACTTATAAAGTCATCTGGCACGTTCATGCTATTCACTGCATCAATAAAAATAACCGCGTCATATCTATCACTATCAGATAATCCCGCGATTTGATTTGATTTTGAGAAGTCGACACGAACATGCTCAATCTCTACACCTTGCTCATAAACGACCTCGTTATGCCTATTTTCTTCTTTATACGCTTCGTAGCTAATGTTATGAATTAGCCAGTCAAGAGGCAATTGAGGGACGTTGGTCGGCGGTTTTACTACTTTCATTAGCGAACACCTACCCCGCTATAAAGCAAGCCTGTGGGAGCTAAATACGTCCTCACGTCGCTTCCAATCAGCCCGCTATTGAGTGATGTTGCAGTTGATGCAAAGTTACTATCACTAATAGAAGTTCTTCCGATGCTCACATTATCCGGCTTAGATACAGCTAGCTCACTTGTTCCGCCCGCCTCTTTGAAATACTCGATTTGGTTGCAAGTAGCTAACTGTATTTGATGCTGAATAAATTCACTGAATGACTCAATTCCGCTTTTTCGAATTCGATAAAATGTCACTGAATCGATTTTTCTTTCAGCGTGTTTTAACAATTTGTCAAATTCATCCTGTTCCAAATGCTCCCCAGCGTATTCATTAGTATAAAATTCCAGTGTTGTGTAAGGCATAATATTCGCCCCCTTTTATCAAGCCCCGCCAGCTGGCAATTCTTCAACTAAATGTTGAATACCAACAATACCGATTTGTTTATCTTCGTAAACTTTTTCCCAGTTTCCAGCTTTCGCTAAGTCTGCATTCGTCGGAGTGATTTCGTTAGCATCACGAACTGCATTTTTAAATTTAACTCCATATGGGTGCATTGTGAAAGCACGTCGAGTAAACACTTGGTCATTACCTTTAGAGGCATCCCGAGCTGTTTCAAATGTTGTTAACTTAGCTGGGTTACCTGTATTTCTTCCGATGGAACCTGTTGCAAATAAATATGAAGTGTATACTTTTGCTGCTCCTGTTCCTGTGGAAGGCACTCCATCATCTACAACTACACGATATCCTAAATAAGTTGGGATATTGACTTCCCCACGAGCATTTGGGATAAATGCAATTAAGTTTTGTTTTTGCAAGGCTGTATAAACCGCTGAATGCATAACCATTAAGCTTAAACGATCCGAAGAATCTCCAAGAAGTTGTTTTGCATCTAATACCAAATTCCCCGAAATTGCAGATGTTGGTTTTGATAGCAAGTGAGAACTTGCCAATGCACCGTTTTTAGCAAACAGTCCATTTAACACGGAAATTAGTACAGTTTGCTCTCGACGCATCCACCAAGAAGCGATTTTGCCCATTAAAGCGTCTAAAGGGTCGTCTCCTGAAATGACCGCCGCAAGTTCGTTGACTGACCAGCCGCGCCCACGATACATTACCGCCGCAATGTCAGCGCTAGCCGTGATTTTACCTGTTTCTAGTCCTTTTTCACCATCGCCTAAAGTTTCGTCTTCACCGTCTAAATCGTTCCAAAACGGCATATTAACAAGTAATCCGCCTGCTGTGATATTTTGTGCGACGCTTGGGTCAGCAACTGCAATTCCCGATTGGATAATTGCTGATTTTTCAGATGTGAAGTTATCCATGTACGTATTAAAAACCTCTGGTGTTACTACGTCTAATAATTTTGTGATTTCATTTCCCATTATTCACTCTCTCCTTTTTCCGTTAAAAATTTTGTTAAATTAAATGAATCTGATTTTAAATTTTCCTTCAACGAACCGCTGAAACCAGCCGGAGCTGTTGGATTGCCGCTGAATCCAAATTTCGGAACTGCTTCGCTTTCTTGAGCAAACAAATAAGCATCGCTTTCTTGCAATGCTCCTAGCTGTTCGTCAAGGCCTTTCAAACCTTCTTTTGTTAATTCTAGTTTGTCGTTATCCAAAAGCGCTCTTACCGCCTTTGGATTTTTCGCTTTTGCACTAGCAAGAGCCAGTTCAATAGCTGAGTTTTTCTTAGTTTCGGCAATTTCAGATTGGTAATTGGACTCTAAATCTGTATTTTTTTGCTGCAAGTCCTCGATTTGTTTTTTCAATTCTTCACTAGTACCAGAATCTTTTTTCAAATCGTCAATATCTTTGTCCCGTTGTGTTAGCTGGCTTTTTAAGCCATCTCTCTCTGCTTCCACCTCAGATAATTGTTGTTTAGCAGCTGTAATGTCCTTACCGTTTTCAGCCATCACTTTATTAATGACTTCATCCTCCAAGCCTAAGCCCTTTAAATATTCTCTTTGCATCTTTGTTCCTCCTCCGATATTTTTACGCGGCAACGACCGCGAGAGCCGTCTTTTTACGACTTCCGAACAGGTCGAATGTTATGCATATACTTTTTCTCTGTTGTATTGCCTTGTTAAATTGTGCGTTTTTACAAATGCTCTTAGCTTGCTTTGCTTCGTTCTAACAGCTTGTTTAGCCTTTTTAACTGCTAGTTCATCGCCTAATTCTTCGGCAGCTGATAATTTGCGTTTAGCTGCTCTTATATCACGTTCCATTAACCGTTGTTGCTGACTTAGCATATAAACGCGTTTGTTCTCTTCTTCGTCTATTAACTCGCTTTCGTCTGGCGCAATGTTAATGCCTTCAATAAAAGCAAAACGATGATGACGGCAATTACAACCGAAAATCCCATCTCCATAGCCATATCTAAGTTCTGGTGAGTAAATAGACATGTATTTATTGCCGTATTTCGTTTTTGTTTCTTCAACAGATAACAAACAGATTACTTTGCCTTGAACAAGTGAACATGTTGGTCGAGCGCCTATGTGCTGTGAAATACGTACTAAATCAACGCCAAATTCACTCATTCGCTCGTCTTCAATGCTGTTATAAACGCTGTTGACGGTTGTCCTAGTTACTGTTTTAACGTATGATTCCGGCGTCCATCGCTTATTAGCTTTATCCACAAGCGCAGGAACGCCATTTTCAGCGAATTTACTTACTGTCTCAGCTAATGCTTGTCTATGTGTTTTTAAACCAGCTAAGACGCTCTGTGTCGTTTCGTGTATGATATCTGAGTATATTTGTCTTGCTTGTGATAACATCGTTTGATTGATGCGCTTATAGTTGCTTTGTGCTAACTTAAAATAACTTCTCATTACTTTATCGACTATCGTTTGCCCGTCACCCACGAGCGGCAACACAGCACCCGCTTCAGCTAATTTGCTGAAATAGTTATCTACTTGTTTTAAATCGCTGTATCCCGCATCTTTGACAATAGAAAAAAGCTTCTTAGCTGATACGCCGGAAGCTTTGGAAATTTTATTTATCATTTGCTGATCTAGTGCATGAACTTGATTAAGTTTTTCTATTTGCCAAGCCAGCACATTGTCAGCGCTGATATTTTTCTTTGTTTTTAGTCGGCGAACAATAAGGGTGAACAGTTCATTTTCGAGCGTTGTGTACACATCAACGACCGGTTGCACAAATAAGTCAAGTTGCCTTGGAGTTAGTGCCATCCACATCACTCCTCTTCTCCAAATATTCCGGTCATATCATTGTTAGGTATTTCCGCTTGTTTTTCCTTTGCTAACATTTCAGCCCATTCATCCGCTTCAGCTTCAGTAATATTCCAAGCGCGCTGTAAAGCAATTTTCAGCGGTATCATACCTTGATTTTTAGCATTCGTATAACGATTGATAGTTGTATCTTCATCTTGTGCTATAGAATCGTCAAAATCGACTGTAATAGTGTCTAACTCAACTACTTCGCCAGAATAAGCTTCGATAAATTTCCCGACCTCAAGAATGCTCACAATCATTTCTTTTATGCCTTGCTCGATTAATTGCGAATGACTGTTTTTAGTTTGATAGGTTTCCGACTTCTCGCTTACAACTTCTGTAGCTGTTTTTAAGCCGTTTTCATCGAAAGTGAATGTGCCAGCAGATAATCCGACCTGCATCGCGTAAATGCGCAACATCGCGTTTATAGACTCGATAAACTCAGTTGAACGAATCTCAACAGATATATCTTTTATCGCTTTGCCGTTGTCGTCTTGGTCACCTTGATATAAAAAGAATGCTTCATCAGTTGAATCGAAATACTGCGTGGTTGAGCCGTCTAGGTTAACAGCCGTTTTAACAAAGCTCGAAGGTACCAACACTTTCTTTTTGCCTAATTTGAATTCTTGATAGTATGAATCGAACATCAAATCAAGCGTTTTTAATGTGTCCAATGCGTTAGCATAAACAGAAATGCCGAGCGGGCTCGTTAGATTCTTGTTATTCGCTATATTAGGTTTGATATAAATGAAAGTCGGACGTGTAAAGTCAGGTAGCGGAACAACTGGCTCAATATCGTCAAACAGCAATGTTAAACTTACTTTTGTCCCAAGCTCGTTCGGGTCATCTGACTGATATAGCTCTGTTGTGACCGTGTATACATCGCCTTGCCACTCATTCCACTCAAGCAACGTATAATATTTATTGTTTTTGTGGAAACTATTAGCAATAACACATTCGTCTACATTCTCGCTATCATTTGAGAGAGGATACATGCAATCAGCTGTTGCAAATGAAACTTTGACGTTTTTATTGCCGTCGTGGTATACCTTTATCACAAAACCGCCCATCGCTTCGCCATACTCAATATAGCGTTCCATGTTCTTCGTAAAACCGTTCGTTTTCAATACATTAAGCACGAATTCCTCAGCGGCTTTATCATCAATATTGATTTTCACTTTCTCATTAAAAAGAAGTTTAGACATGTACTTAGCTGTAACTTTCGGCAAATTCATAGATAATTGACGTCTGTTAACCGGATTGCCATTGTGTTCGTAATTGAGATTATGCCATTCAGCATAATGTCCTTGATATAGCCGCTTCCACATGTCAATATACTTATAATCTTCATCATTAGCATTTACTTTTTTGTGGTCTTTTACATCTTTCAGTGCTTTCAATAGTCCCATTCTCCGCATCACTCCTTTCACTCCCGCGATTATTTGGTTAATCAAGGTTTTCACCCCCTAGAATTTAAGACCTAATTTGCGTAAATTATCTTTTACATAGTATTGGAAAGCATCACACGTATGATCGTCTTCTTTGATGACCTCAGGCTTATCTGTATTAACTGTTTTGACATCCCATTGATATTTCCGGTGTTCCTCGATGAATATTTGATTTTCTGGAATATCAAGATAATAAAAACGACCTTGCGCCAATAAATCACACACAAAGTCGACCATATCCACTTTTTTTCCTTTAGCAACGGGATGTAAGCTAACGCCATAATCTTTATAATATTGATTGCGAAGCCCTCCCTCTGCGCTATCTACTGTTTGCATGCCCACTGGCGCATTATACTTCGAGACTACTTTTGTCATGAACTCTCTCAGCTCCTTTGAATAATCACTAGGCGCTTTTTTAACCACTTGATTAGCGGGACTGTAATAGTACGTATCTAGTAAGATAACATTTCGTTTTGCTGTAAAACCTAACGCTAGACACGTGGTAGCTGATACTTGATGTCCAGTATCAATAGCGAAGTCAATTAAAATAAGCCTGTCATCCGCAGGAATAGCTTTAAGCGGCTGAAACAGGTTCATATTATAAACATTATCACCAAGACCAATTACCTCACCTAGATACATCCAGCGGTAATAATCGAGGTCATTCTTTTTGTATTTCTCAATCTTCTTAATGATTTGCTTAGATAAAAAGCCTTTTTCATCATCCAAATAAGTAGTGTGATGTATTAAATAATCATCGTCACTACGTTTACTATCTACATATTCATTCACCCATTCATATGGATTACGAGGCGGGTTAAATGACATGTATATTGTAACTTCTTGTCCTTGCGGCAAATCTTCACGAATGAATGTATCTTCTACAACATCAATATCAGTCACGCCAGAGAATTCCGCTAATTCCTCAAACCACAAATCGCTAACATAACCGACTGGAATTTTCATCGATTTTAGTTTAGCGGGATCATCACAACCAGAGAAGTAGAAGCCTGTCCCCCATTCTTTGTGGATGATTTCCATTGGCGACTTACCAAATTTAAATTGGTCAGCAACACCCATTTCATACAAAGCCCATTTAATCTGCTGATAGACTGATTTATAAAGTGTATTAGCTACTTTACGAAGACACACCATATTAGATTGCGGATTAGCCATTTTCTTTTCTACGAGCTTTAAGCTGATAACAGACGACTTCATAGAAGAACGCCCGCCTTTTGCTATGATGTGATTATGTTTAGATAGCCACAAGTCGTAAAAAGCGGGATTGATTTTGTCTATTACATTGATAACCTGATAGTCAACTAGTTGTTTGTGTATCATCGCGTTCATCGTCGCCACCTGCCTTTTTATCAAGGTAGGCTTGCATTTCGTCAACATTTGACATGATGATAGTAGTTGTTCCTTGATTACCTTCTTGTTTTGTATCTGCTCTTAACTTATCAATTTGCGCTTGAATAAGCTCTTCTTGTAATTTGTCTCTACCGCCAGCAACGTGGCGTTTAACAATCTCTTTTAGCGCTGATACTCGTTGATTGATGTCAGCACTCTTAGTAACGACGGAAAAACCATCACCATTCGAAACAATTACTTCTTCTTCCATTTCACCTCGAGCTATTTCGGTGAATAATTGCATTGCCTCTGTGTAGCCCATCACTCGCTTTTCTTCGAGTTCGCTTAAAACCTTGTCTATATAGCCTTTAATAACTGGTTTTGACAGGTTTTCGGTCGCTATACGATTAGCCGTTTTCGAGCTATAACCAGCAAGACGAGCGGCTTCTGTAGCATTACCGCATTTTATATATTCATCTGCAAATCGTTTTTGTTTTTCGGTTAGTTTCACTACATATCACCAACTCCCTTTATTTTGATAAAATAAAGAGCCTAGGAACACCTAGACTCAAATACTAATTTTTTTATTTTCCCATTTTTTGTATGCGTCAAAATACAATTCTGATTTGTCGCCATTGAAAGTACATTCATAATACATGCCATCGTACAACGTTGTGCTTAGTAGCGCTTTGCTGTTTTGTAATGTTTTACAACTCCATACTACAAAAACATCATCTAAGCCAATTTCTTTTTTATCGCTTTTGTCTAAATGACTGTTAGCGTAATTTAAAACAACGCCTTTACATTTGTCTATAAATTCTTGATTATTCATTTTTTACCACTCCTTATTTTTAATATCTAAATTACATCTTGCTTATGAAATAAATTATTGTCCTTCAAAAACTGGTGCAATGTAATTCCGACTCTATTTACTACATCCTCGTCTTGCTCTTCAAAGCCCGATTCATAAAAGATTGCATGTAGTATTTCATGAACTAATGTTTGTTCTTTTCGTTCTTCTGAAAGTCCGGTTGAAATTTCAATATGATTATCATGAAATACACACGCACCCCAATTCGAATTATCATTATCAACAACTTGTTTTTCTTGAACGACGTAATTAACAGCGCCTATTTTCACCTGTTTCGGAATTGCCATGCGTATCCCCCTTATTTTTATGTATCAAAAAAGCCCCGAAATTCGGAGCCAATTATCGCCCTACCGTGGGACACTTCTTTGAGAGGTGTTAGAGGTTCTATTTTAATATAAACAAACTGGTTAACGCACCAGTCAGCGCCACATGCGTGTTTTACATCCAGTGAGGATAGGATATGAGATTGAACAGAAGTGTCGTCATCTGTTGAGACTAGTGGCCAGATACAAAGCCTCTGCCAGGCAACATAGCAATCTCCTGCTATATCATCATAAGATTATAAATGAGAAGTGGAGCGCAGACTCAATATAAGATTTTATTTTTGTAATCATCTTCACTTCTCACTAATAACATTTTATCACCTTTTTTTACTCAAAAAGTGCCAGAAAAGTGCCATTTTCAATTCAACACTTCAATTCCTAAAGTAGTCGCCAACTCAATAACAGCCTTTCTTTTTTCACGTTTGTACTGTCTCTCCTCGTAAGGAATATCAAGCATAATAGTTATATCTTGTAAGTTATGAATGAACTTCTCAAACAGTATCTTTCTATGAATGTGCTCAAGTTGATTCAAAATAGCATCGTATTTTTTAACCGCTTCTTGTGCTGCATGAACGTTATCGACATTATGGATTGCAGCATCTTCTACTTTTGAATGAAATTCATTACTGAAATTCGGTGGCGTTAATTTGTATGTTGTCGTCATTGTTGGCAATTTACGACTTCCTGCCATTACACGCAGCATTAAATAGTCTTTAAAGAACTTTCTTACTGCTCTGACTGTCTGAATGTAGTTAATATCTTCAACTTGTGGTAGATTGAATAGTTGTCCCATAAAGTCGCCCCCATCACTTTATAAATTTTCGATAAACTCCCTTATTTTTTCAACTTTTTCAGCTGTATCAATAAAAGATTCTTCACTAATTGCTTCTAATTCAATATTGTATTTAGCGATTTCTATGTTTTCGCCGTTACAAATCGCTTCTCTGGTAACTACATTTAATTTTTCAATTTGCATTTTCATCCTCCTAAAACATATTTCCCCAAATCCATAATATTCCTTTAACTACTAATCCTAGTACGAAAATCAGTACTAGGACCCACAGAGCGTATATAGTAACAGCTCCAATAAATTTCGCTACTTTATCAATCATTCCATATCTCCTTATTTTTTTGATATTCGTTCATGTCAAAAATCTGATAGTATTCTTTTTTATTTCTTTGCGTATAATTTAAAACTGTTGACTTCGACACTTTGAAATGCTCTGCAATTGCGTAACATGTTAGTCCTGCGTTACGTAAATCAGCGAATTCATGAATTGTAATTTCCGCCCATTTTTTCTTTTTCACGATGCGATCAAACGTTTTTGTCCAATAAGTTTTTTGCTTTTCTTCTGTATTTTCTTTCATCAGATTGTTTAACTCTTTTTGCAACTTTAGTAATTCGTCTAGTTCTACATCGTTATTTGCTATATAACTAATAATTTCCCGCTGCCTCGCTTTACTCTTCGTTATCTCCATTACTGTCATTTGTCACACCTCCACGAAATTTCGACCTTTCAGTTTCAAACACTTAATTGATTGCATATAACGCAGTTCGAAAAGTTTTTGCTTGATTCGAAACTCTTTTGTTAACATGCCTTTGACGTCGATTAATTCCTCGTGACCATCACTGTAACGAACGAGAAAATCCGCTTTATATTTAATCGCTCGATACAGTTTTCCGTTTTTTCGAAAAGAATCTTGTAAAATAAATTCTGGCTGTAAATCGAAACTAACTACTTCGCCAGTCATTTTTAATAGTTTCAATTGCTGATAATATGCCGCTTCTGCTTTGCTATCGAACTTTATATTGTCAATAACTACTTTCTTCGCATTATATTTACTTCGCGTACTCGTTCGCCTCGTTAATGACGTACGCGGTATACTTCGCCTCAATTTCTTCGTCCCCCATTTGTTCGATTTCGCTAATTTGGTAGTTTGTAACTTCTACAATCGCATTAGCCATTTGTCTGATGCTCATTGATCTATTTCTCAACTTTTTTATTGCTGTTTCTGCTGTCATTTTTATTCACCCTCTCGCTCAAAATGGTAAATCATCCGGATTAATATCAATCGGCTTACCTTCATTCGCAAATGAATCTCTATTCTGGCTCGTATCCGCTCGATATGAGCTTGTTTGATTGTTATTTGAATAATTAGCCTTGTTTTGGTAATTATTCGATGTAGCACCTTCTACGTTGTTATTTTTAGGTTCTAAGAATTGAACTGATTCAGCAACTACCTCAGTAACGAAAACACGTTTACCGTCGTTATCCTCATAATTACGAGTTTGAACACGTCCATCAACGCCCGCCATGCTTCCTTTCTTCAAGAAATTAGCAACGTTTTCCGCTGGTTTACGCCAAACAACACAATTAATGAAATCTGCTTCTTGTTCTCCTTGTGCATTTTTAAATGGGCGATTTACTGCTAATGTAAAAGTCGCAACAGCCGCGCCTGCCGGAGTGTAACGTAAATCTGGGTCTTTTGTTAATCGTCCTACAAGTACTACACGGTTCATCATTCGTTTTCCATCTCTTTCTTCCAAATTGCACATTCTAAATTTCTTTTAATATATTCAACATCTGTTATTTCTTTAAAATCCTCTTTTAATATTTTTCGATCAGATTCAAAATAAACGAACCCTGAATTATCAAAGTCAAAAATAACTTCTGTTTTACCTGCTAAAGCGTTATTTATACAAAAATTTATATATGTCATATCTATGTTGTATTTTCTTCGAAGTTCTTCATACGCGCTGATTAGCTCTTTGAATGCCGCTTTTGGAGTCATCCAATCGCTTTTATATTTTTTGAACTTCGGCACCCACTCTGGCTTAAACTATTTAAGTGATTTTTTAGCAATAATTAAAGACGTTCTGTTAATAGCTATATGTCCTCTTGCTTCAAATCCTAGCAATTCAGTAACTTCATTCAAAAAAGCGTCTGTATCTCGATTGTATGTCTTGTCTAAATACTCATATGCTTTTGTGCCTTTTTCAATCCGATAATATTTTGTCATTCGCTTACCTCCTTCTGCACATAATAGCCGTATTGCATAGATATTAGTGTTTCTAGTGGTTTTCCTATTACATTGTTCATAAATCTATAAAAAGCGTCGCTCTCTTGTGCATGTATATTGAAATCATAAATGTATTTTCCTATGCGGTATTCTAGCGCCTCTTTATTCCGCTCAAACCAATTCGCCACAGCCTCAGAAACTATCGGCGCTTTAATCACCGTTAATCCGTTATGATCTTTGACGCCTTCTACATATTCTTGTGTTATTTTTTTCATCCCTCTTCCTCCTATACAATCCCTAAGACGACAAATCCGTCTTTTTGTTCATAATCTGTCATGTAAACTACTTCAACAGCGATCTGAAAGCCAGAGTATTCATTGTTCCATTCGCGTAAAATCAAAATATCTCCTACCTGGAAATCGCGGTCATTCTTTCTAATTTCGAAGGTTTTACGCCCTTCCGTCACAGCCGCAAAAAAATCGGGTGTTATTTTTAATTCGTGTGTTTTAGTCATTCTTCTTTTCCTCTCCTCTCTTTAGTTGTTGCATTTGCCATTAAAAGCTGTGTAACTGTTTAACAATTCGTCAGCTTCTTTATATAGTTTCTTACTGTAGTCAGAACGATATTCGTTTAATTCGGTCACAGTGAAGCGAAGACCTGTTTTAATAAAATCCCCCGGTTTTACAGTTCTAAATAAGCGTCCTCCGCTTGAACATAGCAGAACTACTTCTTGACTCGTGTCGTCAATCTGCACAACAACGCCATAGACTGGGATTATGCCTCCCTTTTCTTTTATCTCATCTCCGATTCGCAAATCCCTCAAGGCTCTTTTGTTTTTATACCTATCAAAAATAAAGATTAAGATTAAAGTAAAGAGACTTGCTACAGCTAATATCCCTATAGATGCTAAAATACTCATTCCGCCACCCCCAATATTTCCGGATTTTCGTGTATGTTGCCTATCACTGTCATAGCTGCTGAATCAACGCTAGCATCAAAGTAGAATCTTGTATCGAAATCTTCGGGATCTTCTCTTGTAATTTTAATTCCGTCGATTTCATCCGGTATCGTTTCGCCACTAAGTGCAGGCGGCTTAATCAAATCAAGATAATACGCGCATATATCCGTGTCATATTTAACCACTCCAATGTATTCTACTTCTTGGTAGTATCCCATTGGCCAGTGTTCTAAAACTACTTGCACAATGTCATTTTCAAAAATAGTTTTTTCGTCTTCATCTTCGCGACTTATACAGCTTCCAAGTGTTTTTTCGTCTATCGCGTGCATGTTATTAATAATAAAATGTGCATAAGTTAATGTGCTAGCGCCTTTTCGTTCATCTGCAAAAATGAAAGTGGCACTATCTTCAAACTGCATTAAATTACCGTAAATCCATTCTCCGTTGTCTATTCGTTTCGCTCTAAACTCAATCTCTCTCATGCTTCATCCTCCACTTCCTCAACAAGAACAGCAAACTGCCAATAACGTTCGTCCATTCTTTTTATCTTCGATTCGGTCAACATAACTGCATCTGTTTTTGATTGTGACAAAGTATAGTCCATTCTGTTTGTCACATAACCAAAATACGGTAACTTCACATAATAAAGCGGTTCTTTCTCGACTTCGTAGCCGTCAAGCCAAGCGCGTGCAAGCAATTCACCATTTTCATTATTGTTTTCCATGATCCAGTCGTAGACATTTTCATCTAGCGAATCTCTAGAAGTTATTAAATCGCACAATAAATCATGAAGTGTATGACCATCTTCTTTAGAATGATTTTCCAAAAAATCACCTACTAATTGTGGAACTACTACCAGTTCTGGTTCCTTTTCTTTTGCAATAAAACAATCTTTAGTAGCTATTATCTTGTCCTTAGAAACTTTCACTAAAGAGTTGCCTGTTCCAAACTCTTTACCGTTGTACCAACCACTTAACAATTCATTGCCTGCAATTACGTGTACGTTTTCGCCTTCTTTAAATCTCATGCTTGTTCCTCCTTGATTTTTTTAGAGTTAATATAATGCGAATATGTCGCATCTGCTTCTTTTCGCCAACCGTTCATCTCGTTTTTTGATTCCCTTCTATAATTGATTCTGTGATTTCTTATATAGTTTTTAATTAAACAATAAGGCAAATTCATTTCTGCTGAAATCTCTTTGATTGTGTACCCTTGATTTCCAAGATGACGAATCATTTTGTCATCTTTTTTAGACATGTGTTTGTTTGTCAGTCCTAACAGTACCTTTCTTGCCGCTACAGAGGCTTTTGTTCTTCTTAATCGTTCAGCTAACTGGTCATTCGACATAATAATATAATTATTTTTTAGTATCTCATCTTCTTTTTTGGTCCACGGACGCCTAATAAAAGAAACTGAAGAATCTCTTTTTCTTAACTTCACTAGTCTGTTTATAACTGCATCTTTTGTACGTCCTAAAAATTCGGCAGCTTTGCTAATATTGTCGTCGTTTTCATAAACAAAATACTCTAAATAAATATCCTCATCTTCTGTCCACTCCGAGTTTTTACTGATTCCAAGTCGCGCCGCTTTGTTTTTTATTGAATGATAAGAGCGATTTAAAAAATTAGCTATTATTTCAGTGTCTACGTATTCGTAATTATTCTGTAAAACTCTGATTTCCTCATCTGTCCAATTTTTTCGCATCTAATCACCTCGCTACGCAATCTGCATCAAGACAGATAACATTTTTTGATCATCTTTCTTTTGTAATTCGTCTAACACATGCGCGTAGGTTTCTTGTGTGACACCTACGTCAGCATGTCCTAATCGTGCTGAAATCGTATGAATCGAAACACCTTCTGCCAGCAATACGCTTGCATGCGTATGCCGTAATGCGTGAAAGCTAATCTGTGTAATGCCTGTTTCTTTGCATTTAGCAGCTAAAAAATTGTTGATGGTTGAATTGAATTGACGTTTGTAAGTGCCGTCTCCAAATTTTTCAACGAAAATGGGTTCATTTTCTGGTAAATCTTTTATAAGTGGTTTGAACTGCCCGACGATTTGCCAGTCTATTTTGATAGTCCTTACTGACGACAATGTTTTTGTTTTAGCAAATCCCTTGTTATATTTGTAATCCCATGTCTTGTTGATAGATATAGTCTGTGCTGTCCAGTCAAAATCAGCAGGAGTAATGGCTAAAGCTTCGGCATAGCGCATCCCAGTCTTAGCTACGAGCATTACGAACCATCCAAATCCGATTTCATTCGTATCGAGTGATTGTAATAACTTCGATAACTCATCTTTCTGTAAAAATTTGCGTTTTTTCGCTCTTGTCGGTTCTGCACCTTTGATAACAACTCGGTATGTTGGGTCTTTATCTATTAATCCATCGTGAAACAAATCTTTAATGCACGCTTTCACATGATGATGAAAATCTTTAACTGTCTGTTTCTCATGTGTTTCAGCATAAACATTAATAATTCGTTGATATTCTCGTCTGTCAAAATCTGAGATAAAAAGTTTTGGGCATATATCTCGAAGTTGTTTTGCTGCATTATAATATTTAGCTAGTGTTATTTTTGCAATTGCTCCAACTTTATACACTTCGACCCACTCTTCAAAGTAGTCACAAAATAGTATTTCTTTTTGCTTCTTAGTCATGTTCTCCCTCCTAAAAAAGTTTCAATTGTGATGCTTCTTCGTCCTCTATTTCTAACTCATTTAAATATCTATCAGCTACTGAAAGAGGGCTTTCTATATGTTCGATAACTGGTTCTAGCCATTTATGAATATTAAATTCCTTCTCTACGGTTTCACTGTGGGGCATGATGTTGAAAGAACTAAAATTTAATAAATCGTCTTTATCGTTTTGAATGAAATACACTTGTTTCGCTTCTCTTGTTAGCGCATCACCGTGAATAACTGTTGCGTTCATTCCTCTAATTAATAAATTGAAAAGAAGGAAAGGTAACGCACGATCTGATAATTCTTCACATTGATACAAATACATAGATGGTAGATAATCAAACGGCGAATATTTTAGGCAATCTTCATACCATTTGCAAATTGTTAAACTACCTGTTCCGGCAGCAACATCTAATCTTGTTCCGCCCTGACTGTCTGTTAATCCTCGTACCAGTTGTGAGGCAACATTACTTATTGCCGTTGGTGTAAAATCTTGTGCATATTTCTTTTTATTCGCATGCTCTTCTTCAAAATAGACGTGAAACCAATCTTTTTCTAAATGCATATCATGTTGTAAAAACTGCTTAAATATCTCTTCTCTTTTTTCTCTATCAAACAAAATTTTCATTAGCGCATCAGATGCTTGATATGATTCTTTTATTCCGATTAACTTATTAATTGTTTCCGTTGTTAGTGTCACGTCTGCACCTCGTCCCTCTCAGCTAACTTCGCTTTAATTTCTGCTACTTTCTTTTCTAAATCTCCGCTTGATTCTGATTCTGTTTTTTTATTCTCTGGCTGCTTCTCTGTTTTATCAAACCAATCCGGCAAGACTTCTTGTTTCTGATTCTTGTTGTATTTGCCGTAAGCGGGCTTGTTATACTTCTGTTCATTTTGCTTTCGCCTTTCCTCTTCCGCTGCATTCACATCAGCAACCGTTTTAAATCCTCTTTCTTCCCAGTTTCTAAGAATTTTATTAACGTATGCATAATTACGTTTGTTAGCTCCTTGTTCGGAAGTAACTTCCAATGCCTTAAAAACTATTTCTCGATTACCAGAAAAATCATCTGCCCATGCAAGTAGTTTTTCTTGCTCAATCGGTAGCATCATTCCGAATCCATTTTGTTCCCAAAAATCCTTGAAATTTAAATCGCTGTTGTTGTTAATATCTTTCTTTAATTCTTTAATTCTTAAGTTCTTTAATTCTTGTTTATGTCCCTTTCGTTGTACCATTTGATGTTCTTTCGTTGTATCTTCCGTTGTGTCAATCGTTGTCCCTTTCGTTGTTCTTATTTCCTCAGAAATTCCTTGAAAGTCGTTGTAATTACTGATTTCGTACGTTGTCCCTTTTTGTCTACTTTTAGTTATCGTTATCATGTCATTTTTTTTCAATAGTTCTAAGAACTTTCGAACCTGTTTTCTGTCCGCATTCCATCGATTTGAAAGCCATAATTCAGATGTATGTTTTTGTCCTCTTTTTATCGTTATTAACTCTCCGTTTATCAAAATATCCCTATCTTGGTGATTGGCTAAAAGGAGCAAATCCAACCACCATTTTAAATATTTTTCATTCTCCCAAATCCAATGTTCTTGTAGAGAACGATAAATTTTTATCCAACCACTAGACATGCTCCTTTTCTCCTTTCATTTAGATCATTGACCCTTGAACCTCCGAACCAGCTTCTAACGTGTCAGACGGCGTTATGGGCGCATCTATGATATCTGGTATTGATTCATCTTCTGTAACGTCTTTCCGTTCTCTTGGCTCTGCTTCGTCCTCTGTGACAGCTGTTTGCATGTCAATGGATAAAATACCCCACTTGCTTAACATATTTCTAAGAACGGTCTTTTTAGCCATCGCATCATAATCTTTTTTCCAGCCAAAATCTGACTTACTAAATTTCTTTTTATGTGCTTCAATTTCTTTGCGTGTCCAATATACTGTTTTTTCAAAGCCATTAATTAATTGAAAATATCCACAGTAACCGACAACTTTTTCACTTGTGTTATTATCTAAATCAAGCTCTATTTCTTCAGTAAGTCGATTCCACTTCAGTAACTCGCCTTCTCGTACTTCAATAACATTAATACTTTTATATTGTCCAGTTCGTAATGCTAACTGAATGTAACCTTTATAGCCTAATTGGAATTGTGCTTTGCCTGCATAAGGTACAATCCACGCATAACCTAGATTTTTGTCAATCGGTAAATCTAGCGTAGCGGCAACCATGGCAGAAGTAACAACGCTCATAGGTTCCGCTTTTTGTAAGTAGTCATCACCGTTATAGAGATTTAATAGTGAAGTTAAAAATTGTGGTGCTTTTTTGTCCAGTACATCTTCAAATTTTTTGCGCATTGTTGGAGCTTCTAGTAGACCTTTTAATCCTAAAGATTGGGCTGTCGCGACCTGTCCCCCACCTTGTTTATTTGCTAGTTGATTTTTTAACGCTTCGTTAGTTGCCATGTTTATTTAATCTCCTTCACAGTGAATTTTCTTGAATGACTTTCCATTAAAACGGTTAAATAAATATCTGAGAATTTTTCTTTTAGTTTTTTAGTATCTACACGCTTGCTAGTCATTGATTTCCAACTAACCTCGTAGTTATCAGATAAGGCTTTTTCAGCGCTTTCCATGTGACCTTTGATATTATTATCAATTTCTTTTTTTCTTGTCTCTAGAAGCTTTATATCACGTTCTAAATTAGCTCTTTCTGTTAAATACTCATTAAATGTTTTTGGTAGAATAATTTGCTTATCTTCTGACTTAGCAAAACGATCTTTTAAATATTTTTCTGCAGCACTTGAACCATCTAACGCAGGTGCTACATGTCCTTTTATGTTCGTTTCCCAAAAATCTAACTCAAAAGCGATAATTTGATTGATTAATTCTTCGTCGCGTTCAATCTCTTTCCAAATAAATTTATTCCCGCCAATTAAGACAGCCACATAAGCTTTGCTTTTTCCTGTTACCGCTAAATAGTGTTGTATTTGCACTAAATAAGTCGCTGGAACCTCATCCGACTCCCATTCTTTCGCAAGATAAGCTGAGGCTGTTTTACATTCCAAAAGTGCGTCTTCTCCTACGATAAATCTGTCAACGTTTGCAAGCATGAAATCATGTTCTGGATGCTGATACATCATATTACTACGCCTAACTTTTTTGCCTGTTCTCTTTTCGAATTCCTTTGCTACAACTTCTTCCATTTGATTTCCCCAGTATGCTGCTTCTCCCGCTGATTCGTCTGGTAATATTTGACCCGTCTTATCTAGCCACAGCTCGAAAGCTGTCTTATATTTGTTTAATCCCATGATTATTCCTGCATCACTTCCGCCGATGCCTTGCCGACGAGTTAACAACCATTGCGTCCTATCCATATCTTTGATGCTTGTTAAGATATGCATTGTTTTTTCTTTTGAAACTGCCATCATTTTCCCTCCATTGATTTATTTAATGGGTTGAGGTATAATTTTATTAAGTTAATATCTCAAATCCCTTAAGCGCGCACTGCTATGCGTGCTTTTTTAATGTCTAAAATCGTCGTTCCAAAGATCATCAACCACAAGCGGGTTTTCAACCACTTTTATCACTTCCTCTCAGCCAGTAGCCTGCGATTACAGACATGAATGAAACTAAAATCATTACTGCAAAAACATCCATTATCTTGTGACCTCCTCATAGCCTTTAAGCTTCAACTCTTCGATATAGTCAGTCATGTTGTCGCAACCTGTTTCGTTTAACGGGATTTTCTGCTGAAATGCCGGATTAGCAATCATTTTTGTTTTACTATTTGTATGAATTTCGCTATCTCCGAAGTTTGTTGTCTTTCTGAAAACTCTTTCTGCCATTGTTGTAGCCTCCTAAATTAAAATTAGAATTAAAATCAAATTACATAAGTTTATTAACGCTAATGCCGCCGCTATTATGACTAAGATGCTGAATAACATTTGACCTTTCATAGTGTGCGCCTCGGTATAATAATTTCGCGTAAATGTCCATTTACCAATTCTTTAGTAACCTTGTACTTTTTGTTAAATGCTTCTGCTCTTTTTTTGCGCTCGGTTTCATCAATCTTATTGAACCGTTCTTTTACAATGTTGTTTATCTCCGTGAAATTAATACTCTTTGACTCATAGCCTTCATAATTAGCTGATACCAGCACTTCATTCATTTCCACCACTCCTTACCAATCCAGATTTTTGATAATATTGATCACGTTTAGTTAATACTTGTTGCAAGTCGATATTGAAAGTTTTTGCGATGCTTGTATTTAGCGTTAATCCCGCTGCTATAACGTCTGTTATCTCCGAAATCGCTTTTTTTGCTGCTTCTCGCTGATTCACATCACCTCTTTTCAAAGTGAATGACATAGCTTCTAAGCCTTGTTTTAGCGCTTTTATTGATTCTGTTACTTCTGCTTCGAAACAAGCCGTTAACGTCATGTGATGCCCGTCTAGTCCGTCTAAAAGTGGCGGTATCATTCCATTACTGAATTCATGTGCGAATAAATAGGTGCTTTCTGGTTCGTTGTAGCTATCAATTAAATTTTGTGCTTGTTCAATTGATACTGTTCGTTTGCCTTTCGTTTGATTGCTTATCAGTGCTGGCGTTACATAACTGTCTATTGCTAGCTCTTTTTGCGTACGAGTTTCTGCTAAAACTTGCATCGCATGACTTGCTGTTACTGATTTTTGAAACATAATATCTCAATCCTTTTTTGTTATTTTTTAAGCGACTAATTAACAACTTATCGTTATATACTATTGTTAGTCGCTCCCCAGTGACTAAGTTGTCTGTAAGCACCGTTGTGGTAGGCGGTGCTTAGCTTAAAACTAAACCATGTTCTTCAAGTAGTTTGTTTAATAGGTAAACTTGCCCTTTGCCGGTCACTCTCGGCGTGTATGTTGTCACCATTAATCCATTCCTATCTGTATGAATATGCGTTTTTGCTCGAATAATCCCAAGTTCATTGCCTTTTGCGATGGCTTGTTATAATAAGTCCCTTTATTTAGCAAATATCCGCTTCCTCTTAGCCATTCAAAAAGCCTGTTTTGCCCAATATCTAAGCCATTTTGTTTAAGGATTGTCGCTAAGTCTTTTACTAAAACTGTATTCTCGCTCGTTTGTACAGCATCTGCAAAAATCACTTTCGGTTTTTGTTCCTCGATTTGCTTTAATGCTTCTTGCTTCTCTTGTTGCTCCTCAATCCACTTTTTAGCTCTAGCGACTGGGTCATCTATCATGTAAGAAAATGCTGGATATTCAGTTGCTAATTTCCTCGCTTGTTTTTCTACTTCAATGAAGTATTTTCTAATTGCTCGACCCATTTCGTTGTTTTGTACCATTGCTAATTCTTTAGCAGTGTCTAAAGTTAGTAAGTATTCTGTTCGAGGTCTGCCAAATGTACTTTCTCCCAAAATTGGGAAATAGTCTTCATCCTTTAAAAATCCGTAATTACTAAACTTATCGGTAATCCAAGTAGCAAATTTTTTACCGACTTGCAAGCTTTGATGTAGTTCCCGTGCATTTACAAATTTCTCGCCTTTTTCATTTTCTAAAACTGGTAACATTTCATTTGCAATTACTTGTAAATTTGACATTTTGTTCTCCTTTCTGTTCGCCCTTTCACAGTGCTATAGTTTTTGTGAAGGGAGGTGGAATTTGTGAAAAATCGCATGGATATAATGTTCAAAGGTATCTCTGATGACCAGCCCATTGCTCTAATGAGCGTTATAAGCATTACATCTTTTCCAGATAACAAAAGTTTTGATTTAAATGATTTTTATTTAGAAGCCGATAAAACTTACAAAATCATTTATAAGGGTGCAAACGAGTTAGAAAACGATTTATCGAAAGTTTTTCTAATGAACTCAAATGATGTCCTTTACATTGAGTTCACTATTTAATAACTGTTTTCAATGATTCCGCTAAAGCCGACACCATGGCGGAATCTCCCTTATTGAGGGCTTCTTTAAAACTCGATTCAAAATTTTCCAAAATTACTAATTTACATTCAAGCCGTTTTTGTTTAATTGCTTCCATCATTTCAAAGTCCTTCATTTTTTAACCTCCTATTCTTTTTGGAAAAGCTTCACTTCACCTTAATTTCTAACGAGTTTATAGTGTTAGCCAATTCTTCAGCCAAAGAGTTGGCTTCACTTAATCTAGTCCCTAACAAAGTAGCGTTTTCTATGGAATCCTCTACTCCATTCAGCTCTACTTCCATTTCGATAATTTTTAGCTCTTGATCTTTTTCAAGTAAATCTAAAATGTTTTTTATAGTGTTGTACTTAACGAATAATCTATTCTCTTTTTCATTACCATTTTCTAAAATTGTTTCTAATTTAATAATTGCTTGTTTGATGTTATTCATTTTTCTTCCTCCTCTATTTGTTTTAAAAAAGCCTCTACTTCTAAACCATCCACATCTATTCTTTCTGGATAGCATTCAATAATTAACTTTGGTCGTTTACCGCCTAGTATTTCTAAATGAACACCTGTTACAAATCGTCCTACTTTCCAGTCACCAAGTTGAATGGCATTATATGCAGACCCATCTTCTCTTTGACTAGTTTTGATTGACAAAGTTAACTCTTCGTTACTCATTTTCTAGCCTCCCATTTCGTTTACTCTCCAATATGATTTTTAGTATTTTCCAGACCAAAGCAGTCTTCGCATTTCTTCGCTGATTGTGAATGGATGATATTTGACTTGCACAATTGGCAACGATCCTGCTTTTAAATCTAACTTCACTGCTGTAATTCCTTTTCCTAATTGCTTTCCATTAATTTCTAATAGTCCACTACAACAATTTCTATCTCCTTGCATCTCAATATTTAACGATTTCAAGTTTTCTGGTAGTATGTTTTTGGTTTTAAAAATCAAATCTTTTTCTTCACTTCTTTTCTTACTCAAATATCTTATGTTCATTTTCTACCCTCCTATTTTCTTTTGCCAAAATCGCCGTTAGTTTTTTCCGATAATCTACTAGCTAATGAATTAATTTCTGAATAAAGTTCCGGCAAAATACTTAAATCGCTAAAATCTTCGCCAGTTATACTTAATTCAATGGTGAGTACTGACTCTTTTCTATTTCTCTTAGTTAGGAAAGAGTTTGTAAATGCAATTTTTTTCATTTTCTAGCCTCCTATTTTGGTTACTCTCCAATCTGCTATAATTAGTTTGATTGGAGGTGATAATATGATTAAAGTTTCGCTAATTGAAGAAGGGAAAGTTCTTCAAAATATGGAACTCTATTATTTACCTAGAAAAGGTGACGTCATTTCAAGTACCAATATAAAAGCACCGCATTACCTAGTTAATGTAGTAGAACATGTAGATGGTCACGAACTGGTAAATTTACATGTCCAGGAATTCGCGAATCAAGTTGTCGCAGGCAATGAGATTAACGGTTTCCGAAATAATCGATGAATCTATTGTTTTAATCCAATATGCATTTTTAATTGTTTCGCTATCTAAGTACACTGCTTGTTTGGTAAGCACAATAACTTTTTGTCCACCTTGATAAGTTACATAACCCTTCCTAACAAGCAGTGTGCCTTCAGTTGTTTCCTCAATTCTTCCAACTACTCGTCCCGCAATTTCTAAAATGTCTCCTACTTTCATTTCCTAGCCTCCTATTTTCGCAAAATCTCCCGTTTCTGTTTTAGCAACGTTTTTGGTAAAAAAATTCGATATATTGCATTTTAGTATCTTTGCCAAAAGAGGCAACATTTCTGCTTTAATTTTATACTCTCCTGTTTCATATTTTAAATATGTGGATGCATTCTTAAATCCTAACTTTATAGCCATATCTTTTTGAGAAAACCCAAGAGATTCTCTTTTTTCTCTGATGTATTTTAAATCAATTTCAACTTGCATAAAATCACCTCCGTTTCTGTTTCAGCAATCTTTATAATCTTAGTATACGTTGCTAAAACGGAAATGTCAAGTTCTATTTTAGCAATTTTTTCATTTCTGTTTTAGCAATGTGTTATCTTAATATTATTAAAAGTAAAAGGTGGTAAATATGAAAGTCAATGAAATGATTATCAATCTTAGGGAAAAGAGAAATATCTCTCAACGCGAATTGGCTAATCGTATCGGGATTAATAAAAGCGTAATGAACAGAATAGAATCTGGCGAAAGAGATATTAGAGCTCACGAGCTAGAAGCAATTGCTAACTATTTCGATGTTTCTGCAGATTACTTATTAGGAAGAGAAGAATTCGACAACAGCGACTTACTTGCAGCTCACATTGACGATGACTTAACGGAAGACGAAAAAATTGAAATAGAAAAATATTTGAAGTTTATTCGTTCCCAAAAAGAGAAATAGCCTAAATACAATTTTTTAGGAGGCTCATAGATGAATAAAACAAGTTCTGAACTAAAACAAGAATTTCCGGAATTGAATTTCATTATTGATAACAGCTTGCCGACGAAATTATTTGGCTTTATACAAAATAAAGTTGTCCATTTGCATCCATCGTTAACAGAAAGCGAGCTTAGATGTACTATTATAGAAGAGGTAATGCATTGGAAATACACCGTTGGGGATATAACAAATTTTAATAACATCGATAATATTAAACAGGAAAAATTCGCTCGTCGTAAATCTCATGAATACTTAGTAAATTTACAAACACTAGCTTTATGCTACGATCTTGGCTACAGAACATATTATGAAGCTGCTACTTTTTTAAATGTTACTGAAAAATTTTTGATTGAAGTAGTAGAGAATTATAGAGAAAAATATGGACTAATGTATAATAATGGTAATTATATTATACATTTTGGCTCTACCATTCAAGTTTTCCAGGAGGATAACTCTTTTTATCCTTATGATTATGGGTGCTAATAAATTTTGACGAGGTGAACATATGTATTGCCCTAAATGCGGACATGCACTAGACAATCACGAAAATCAATGTCCTAACTGTCTAACACCAATCATTTATCAAAGCAACAACAATGTAAAAACACAAAAAGCCGGCGAAATTATGGAAGAATCTGGTAAATTAATGTCAGGATGTGGTTGTTTAATGACATTGTTGATAACTATTCCTGTCATAGTAATTTTAATAATTATGTTTTTATAAAAAGGAGATAACGGGATGAGTAAGTATAGTTACTTGTTAAAAAAATGGTGGTTTTGGGTGATTTTTTTATTAATTATATTAAGTTTGTTTAATGGTATATGGGTTCTTTTATTTTTCGCTACTCTAGCGACTTTGACATTTGCTATAATAAAAGTTATTAAAAATGAAAACAGACGAAAATACACAATAATATTGACTATATCCGCTATATTTCTAATCACTTTTTCACTAATAAGAGTTGTACAGATGTATAACTATGTTATTAATAATCCAGAAGAAACTACAGCAAATGAGCAAAAAAAAAATACTGTCCAAGATGAGCAAACGGAAAAGCCCGCTCAAGAAGACGCTGCCGAGGATGAGCAAACAGAAGAACCTGCTCAAGATGATGTACCTACACCCTCTACAATTACATCAGATAGTATAGAGTTATTTAATGAGTCCATTGATCGCTTGATTTCTGATTCGAGCGGGGTGCTAATAAAAGTGGTTCCATTCGAAAATGAATATGATATGTTAATTGCTTATGTGTTAGAAGATTTAAAGTATGAAAAGGCAGTCACTAAACAAAAAATTGCAGATTATTTAGGGAGTGAAATACAACAACGCGCTCTTGGTACTCTTTTTGGGGGAGATAACAATCAGAGGCCTATGGTTGAACTAAGATATGAGGACGAGACAAAGATGGCTGGTAGTAGTGCTTTTGATAAAACTAATATGAAGCTCGCGGGAAAATAAAATATAAAGGGAGACTAAATCATGAAAAAAGGGATTGTTTTATTAACAGGTTTTTTATTAGCTTTTAGTATTATCTTGGTCGGTTGCGGAAATGAAAAAAACGATATACAAGTAACGGATACTAATGATAAATCAAATTTCAAAGAGTCTGAGAAAGAAAAGTTCACTCCTAAAGAGTTTGAAAGCTATTACGAGTCGACAGGCTATTTGTATGTTAATATTATTAATTCGATGACGGATGAAGATTTGCAAGGCGTAAATGAATTAAACAATAAGTTAGCACAGCAATTAGATGAGATAGAAACATTGATGAATAATAAGAGTATTGATAGTTCATTTAAAGTTGACTTAAATAACTATTTAAATAATCTTACTGACTTTAAACAAAACATAGAAAACTCTAATTACGATTCTGTTTCTGATATAAGCTATAGAATCGGCGCTAGTGTAAAAGCTTTAGCAGATAACCACTATAACGAGAATCTTCCAGCTGCCGTAAATACGTTTATTGAAGAAAGAGAAAAAGCCCAAACAAAAAAAGAATACAGTGTTGGAGATAAACAAACACTTGGTGGTATTACGGTTACGCTTGTGTCAGCCACTAAAACTTCTGAAAGAAACCAATTCGATGAGACTAAACCCAAAAATGTGATTAAGGTCAGCTATAAGGTTGAAAACAATTCAGGAAATGAATACTATGTCAATTCTGATATTGATGTATATGACTCTAACAGCACTATGGGCACAAGATATCCACTTGATAACACCACCGGGAAAATATTAAATGGGAAAAATATGAATGCAGAATATTATGCTGGAGTTGACGAAGGCGGAAACATTGAAATTGTTTTCAATTTATTTTCAGATGCGAGTTTAACTTTCCATGCAAAAATTTAAAAGAGAGCCTCCGGGCTTTTCTTTTTACCGAAAAAAGAACGTATGTGCGAAAGGAGAACGGAAATGAAGGCAGCTATTTATATACGCGTATCTACTCAAGAACAAATAGAGAATTACTCTATACAAGCTCAAACTGAAAAGCTAACAGCCTTGTGCCGCTCGAAGGATTGGGACGTATACGATATTTTCATTGACGGCGGATACTCCGGCTCAAATATGAAGCGTCCAGCACTAAATGAAATGCTAAGTAAACTACACGAAATTGATGCTGTAGTCGTATATCGATTAGACAGACTATCCCGCTCACAAAGAGACACAATAACACTTATTGAAGAATACTTCTTAAAAAACAATGTCGAATTTGTTAGTCTGTCAGAAACACTTGATACTTCTAGCCCATTTGGGCGCGCGATGATTGGTATATTGTCTGTGTTTGCACAATTAGAACGTGAAACTATCCGCGACAGGATGGTGATGGGTAAAATTAAACGTATTGAATCAGGACTTCCGCTCACAACAGCCAAAGGGCGAACATTTGGCTATGACGTTGTAGATACTAAATTGTATATTAATGAAGAAGAAGCAAAACAATTACAAATGATTTATGATATTTTCGAAGAAGAAAAAAGCATTACTTTTTTACAGAAGAGACTAAAAAAATTAGGATTCAAAGTGAAATCATATAGCAGTTACAACAATTGGCTGACTAATGATTTATATTGCGGTTATGTTTCATATAAGGATAAAGTTCATACAAAAGGCATTCATGAGCCTATTATTTCAGAAGAACAATTTTATAGGGTTCAAGAAATATTTTCTCGCATGGGTAAAAATCCAAATATGAATAAAGAATCAGCTTCATTGTTAAATAATTTAGTAGTATGCAGTAAATGCGGATTGAGTTTTGTTCATCGGAGAAAAGATACTGTTTCCCGCGGAAAAAAATATCATTATAGATATTATAGTTGCAAGACTTACAAACATACTCATGAACTAGAAAAATGTGGAAATAAAATTTGGAGAGCTGACAAACTCGAGGAATTAATTATTGATCGCGTGAATAACTATAGTTTCGCTTCTAGGAATGTAGATAAAGAAGACGAATTAGATAACTTAAATGAAAAACTTAAAACAGAACACACAAAAAAGAAGCGGCTGTTTGATTTATATATCAGTGGTTCTTACGAAGTTTCAGAACTTGATGCTATGATGGCTGATATCGATGCTCAAATTAATTATTATGAAGCACAAATAGAAGCTAACGAAGAATTGAAGAAAAATAAAAAGATACAAGAAAATTTAGCTGATTTAGCAACAGTTGATTTTGACTCTTTAGAGTTCCGAGAAAAGCAACTTTATTTAAAATCACTAATTAATAAAATTTATATTGACGGTGAACAAGTTACTATTGAATGGCTCTAG